GAGTTGCTGTTTTATTAAATTCGTCAGGAGTCATATAACCCCGTTGTTCTTTATTAAGTATTAATAAAACCGTTTTGTAAACTGTATCTACGTTTATAGCCATCTTGTATTTTTATTATAATATTTAGGCAGTTACCGTACTCTATGTACAATAACTACCTATATATTAGTATTACGTGTTATTGAAATTTTTTCTCAATAGATTGGAATATTTCTACCCCTTCGTCTGTTTTAAAGAAAGCAGCCATAGCTGAGTATGGATTTTCATCAAATGGTACAGTCATTAACTTTTTACCATTGCTTGCCCATTTAAAATCACGTTGATCTTGAGATAGTTTAATAATGTTTGCTTCACATGCTTTAATAGCAAAGTTACGAAGTTGTACATTTTCGTCATTAGCCAGTTCTAAGAACAAACTTGGATTGCTTCTAGCGAATAATAGTAAATCTCTTTTTATCTCCTTAGAAGTCATCTTAGATGCTTTAGATCCAACCTCAACACGTATAATTGCTTCAGCTTGATCAATATCCATGTTCATTGCAGCATTCATTGCAGTAACCTGGGCTTCTAATGTATCTAATTCATTTGTTGCTTTTTGAACCGCGCTAAATTCACGGTATTTCTTGTTAAGCATTGGATGGTATAAAGATAATAATTTTTGTAAATTTTGTTTTTCTTTTGGCACTGTTAATACGCCATTTAAAAACATAATATGACCAAGAGTTGCTTCACCTTTTTGTTCATCCATAAATGGAGAATTTTGGTTAGTCGCATATCTTAGTTCTTTTTGCTCTTTAGAATCTTCATCAAACCATAATAACGGAAATCTTCTTGAGTGTCTTGAAGATACTGTATATGTTAATGGGTTATGAGATCCAATTAATAGATAAGTTCTATCTTTTACTTCCCAAGCTTCTTGGGTAATTGTTTTTTCTTTTGACATGATATAATATAATTAATTAATTGTTTTTATTAAAGGTAAAAGTTACCCCCGTAATTACAACAGGGGTAAAATTTACAATGCGTATTCTTATTATACTACTGAAGTAAACAACACAAAGTTGTTAGCTCCTTGTACACATAAACATCTTTCAGACAAGAAGTTTACCTCCATTGCATCAAGATCAGATGTGTAAGCTCCTCCAACAGAACCAGTTACCCATGATTTCATTCTTCTATCGTCAGCTTGTGCAGCTCTATAACGAACGTGTAAGAATGGTCGGCGGATGTTAGTTCCTAAGATTTGATCGTATACGGTAGATGTACCAGCTGGCACAAGAACTCCGTCAATACCAGAATTTGCAACAGCTCCACGAGTAGATGCATCATTCAAATATTTCCAGTCAGTTTTATAGAAATCGTAAGAACCTCTACGGAAACCTGAGAATCCTAAGTTCAATGCCATTTCAGCAGAGTTTTCAAACAAACCGTAAGCAACACCACCAGCAGCTCCAGAAGATAATGCAGCAAGCATATCATCAAAGTCAAGAGATGTTTCACGGTTTAAGAACAACATGTTTTCTTCGATAGCCCCTTGAGTATCTAAGTTTTTCAAGATTGAATCAAATTCAGTTAAACCTGCAGCAGCGGAGAAGTTGTTCAATACATTACCTCTCTCATTAATAGCAGCAAATAAACCTTCAGTACCTTTTTTACCAGCAGTAGCAGCAGCAGATCCAGCAGCCGCTATTTCCCCCTCAACAACAGCCATTTCAAGATAATCCTCAAAACGCAATCTTGTTTCAGACTCGGCTTTCAAATACCAGTAGTATCCAGAAGCGCCTTCTTCAGTGGCAATTTCTACCCATCCAACTTGTGCAGTATCAGATCCATTAACAACATATTTGTTACGGATGATGATTGGAGAGTTAGAATATTGAGTGAATGATGGAGTGATGCTAGTATAGTTATCATTAGCCAAAGTAGATCCTTTTGCATATTCAGAACCATAAACAAAGATTTTTAAACTGTCCATACCGTCTGTAAATCCAGCAGCAGCCAAAGTAGCAGCAGTATATGGAGCAACAGTTAATGCACCTGTAGTAATATCACTAGCAGTAACAATAGCTTTTACTTCTAATCCTGTAGCAGGGTTCATAATAACAATAGTTTGATTGATTGAAATTACGTTTTGTACAAAATCAGCAGGATCAGCAGGAGTTAAATCTACTGGGATAAGCAAAGTATTTGCAGCGGCACTAACAACGTCAACTCCAACATAAGCAACGTGTAATCTATTTTGTTCTGACCAGATAACTTGATCTGAGCTCATTGGCATTTCTGCTCCTACCATACGTAAGAAACCAGAAAGAGTTCTGTTTCCATAACGTTCTACTTCAGCTTCGTAGATTTCAGGTAAATATTGCTGTGCGAAAGATGAAAAATCAGGATTAGTTGGATCCGTGAAATTCAAGTAGTTTGTGTTTAAAGCTTGTTGCTTCTGAGAAGGAACAATACTTCCAAACGTAGGCGTTACATTTGCCATAATTGTTTAATTTTTAATTGTTAAATTTACTTTTTATTTTTAATTTAGTAGAGTCAACACCGTTAATCGCTTTCACTTTAAATCCGTTAACAAATATCTCACCCGTTGACGTTTGTCTTGGAGTTGTTGTAATGTTATTAGATTTAGCCACAATCTCTTTAATAGCATCGGCTTTACCTTGCTCATAAAAATGATTTGCTAATGTGTCTGGATTTTCGGCTGCGTACATAGTTTTATGATAACCTGCCAAATCAGTAACTTCACCTTTGTCATTCAAGAACCTCTTGATTAGGTTTGTTATATTTGATTGTTTATCTGCCACAACTTCTGGATTCTGAATTCCATATCTAAAATTTTTATCACCCACCTTAAAATCAAAACCTTTGAATTCTTGGGTAAAGAAAGTTTTAGTATCACTCTTAAATTTCGAATGTTGTGTTTCTACTACTTCTTGTTGCTCGTTATATCGGTTAAAAAAGTCCATAGCTTTTTGTTGGTCCTTGGTAACGCCGGGTCTCAACTTGATTTCGTCGTAATATTTACCTTTAAGTTCCTCTAAAAATGTTCTGGCTTTTGCAACTTCTTCTTTAAATGCAAGTTTCTTTTTTCTGATGTCTCGCTCATCGTCTTCGTCTTCGTCATAACTAAATCTGTCTTCCATTAAGAATTCAATCTCTTCGGCGTCCAAATGTGGTCTTGACTTTTTATAGTATTCTTTTAATAATGCTTCACTGTTAATTGAAGTATAGTCAGCATTTAATCTAACATAATCTTCAACTGTTCCGCCAGTCTCTTCCATAAAAGAAACTAACTTCTCTACATTTTCCGGCAATGCTTTACCGGTTGATTGAGCAGTCTGAATTGCTTCTTCTACTTCTGTAGTTAATACTTTTGATGCAGCAGCAACCTCTTCATTGGTTACTTCGTGCATTACAACTACTTCTTCTTTGCTTTCTTCAACGGCAACTGGCTCATGCTTGGCGTTTCCTTCAACCACTTCCTGCAATCCCATTTTGGATCCTTGGCTGCCCAACATGCTTTCATTTGTGTTTTGCTCTTGAACGGCATTTGGTTCTTCTTTTTTAGTTGTTAAATCTACTTTTGAAATTGCGTTAGGTTTCTCTAACTTTTTCATTGCGGGTTTCCTTTTTTGTAATTTGAAACTCCCTTCTTGCGTTACGTTTTCTGACATGATATAATATTATAAAATTGGTTAATGCTTTTTTATCTAGGACCAAACTGATCTAATCCCATTCCTCCGAATACGTCATTACCTGATGATTCAAAATCTTTTGGCAATGAGTTATTTTTTCTTTGGTCGATTAATTCAGATTGTTGTGTGGCTTGTATTTTTGTTCTTTGATCTTTGCGATCTTCTGCTTGTGTTTGTTTTTGTTGTGCAACACCTAATTGCGCTTGGGCAAGTTGCATACTATATTGGAACTCTTGAGCCATTAATTGTTTCTTGATTTCCGCTTCTTGTTGTATTTGTTGTATCTTAAACTGAGATTTTGCTTGTTCAATTTGTATCTCTGTTTGCGCTAATGCTTGTTGCTTTTGAACCTCTGCCATTGCCGCTGCTTCTGATGCTTGAGCATTTGCTTGTGCTTGCGCTTGGATATTCGCTTGTTGATTTGCTTGATCTCTTTCTAACTTTTTCTTTCTTTTATATTTTAAAGATTGATTAGCTAACTTAAGATTTTTAATCTGTCTAATATCAATTGCATCTTCAAGATCAATACCACCTGATTGCAAAGCAACTTGGATATTTTGTTCTAATTGCGCTTTTTCTTCATCCTCTGGTTCTAACTCTAAATAGATACCAAAATCGTGTAGGTTTAAATTCTCTATTTCTTTTAATGTTTCTACATTAGATATAGATATACTTTCAATTAAAGATTGTTTTGTTAATGGATAATTAAGCGAATCATTAATTCTAAGGGCAATGTTTTCACATATTCTAAGAGTTAAGAATAAACTTGATTGTAATATATGACGTGTAGCTGTATTTGAGTTTGCTGCAGCCATTTTTTGTAAACCAACTAAAGCATCTCTATCTGGTGTACTGCCATCTCTTGCTTCATTTAATCCCGTTACATCACGTATCATTTGTAAGTAATACTGATAAGTAGAAATCAATGAACTGATTTTAGCATTACCTGACGATGTTTGTAATTCCTGAATTGGCACTTTGCCTGGATTCATTCCGCCGTCTTGAGACATCGATCTACCTACAATACTACCGGTTTGAAAATACATATTTAATGCTTCGGCAGCATTGTAATTTGTACCATTACCTAAATCAACTTCAGCAAGTCCATCAACATCTACAAATACACCATCAGGAACCATTCTAGATAGCACCTGTTGTAGTTTTAAATGCGTTAACTGAATCATATCGGCAAACGTAGTAATACGACTTACAATAGACTCTATTCTTCCTTTGTACATTCTAGGTGCACAAATAGTATAGTTCATTTCAACTCTAGTGGTATCAGCAAATGGTCTTGTCATATTTTCAGCAAGTTCCCATTTAAGCATTTTTTCAAATCCTAAAATCTTTGCTCCTGAATATAATACTTCGATGCTTCTAGATACCTTAGTAAAACTATCATTCTCTGGTGGATTGAAAGTATCAGGTTTCTCTAATGCTTTTTCTAATCCTTGTTCTGTTTGTTTTATTTTAAATACTTGGTTTGAATATGTTTTGTATTCAAAGTAAAGCACTTGTACGGTATTATCATTTGAATCTTGACCATAATAATTACGAGTGTAATTTGCATTGCCAGGATATTTTTCTATTTCTTTAAGATCGTCGTCTGTTAGATTAGGGAATTGTTTTTTTAATTCTTCTAATGCAACTGACTTAACTTCACCTACATAATAAATATCTTCAAAGTTTGGATCTTCAGTATATGAGTATACTAAGTTTGCTGGGTCTACGTATTCAACCGTAACACCGTTTGCTTTGTTCCAGTTTGTTTTAACCGATGCAATCCCTAATACTGTTAAATCATAATTTAATCTTCTATTAATAAGAGTATATCTATTACGATCTAATATTTGGTTGATTACTTCTTCTTCGGCAATTTCCACCGCTTGTTTGTAATCTAATTGTAAATGTATTTCTAATTCTTCTTTTGTTTCAGGTAAATTAGATGGATCAACTGTATTATATAAGTTAGCACCTAATTTAGATTGAATATCATTCAAAAGATCTTTTGCCATCATATCTCTTAAGATACTTTCGGCATACATTGTTTTTGCTTTAGTAGCTTCTGGATCTTGGGCATATGCTTTAATCTCGTAATTTTTACTTGAGATGCCATTAACAACTATATCTACAAACTTAGGTATAACCGGTATTGGCTTCCAGTCTAAATTAAGGTAAGACAAATCTCCATTGATGGACATTTCATCTTTATATTTTTGAGTTGATTGTTCGCCCCTTGCATAAAGTCTTAGGTTATGAAAGTTCTGCCAATTGGACCCCCATCTGTTACCAACACCACTGCCTACTCTATCACCACGGAACCATTCATTTTCAATAGCTTTTCCAACTAAAGCGCCGTATTCGTAACTTTGTTTTTCTTCATCCGGTACTACCTGACTAGGGAAAGAACTATTAGTATTAGTATAAATCATATATTTATTATTTGTGAACTGTAACCATCGTTATTATATTTCTTAAATCCTAAAGCAACTTTTTCTTTTTGGAACGTATTTGTTGGCGCATACATATGTTTATTACATGCCATAATTGCTAATCCCGAACTAATAGAAGCATCATGTTTTGTTCTATCGTTTATATTGAATCTTGCCCAATCTTCTAATGTTTTTTGAAAATACATATCTCCATGAGCATCAGTATTATAACCAACAAAGTTTTCTATATAGGTTTCAATTGCTGCTGCATGTGCTTGGATTATATCTTGTCCTGAGTTTGGTATACCGCCAATTTCTTTTTCTGCCGGCGATAACTTGTTCCATATTTTATCAGGTCTATTCATTGAGAACCCTCTATAACCTCTTCTTTTAAAATGATATAATAATCTTGCTTTGTTATTCTCCGCAAGTATTGGCATACCGTAAAATACGCAAGCCATTAATATTTCTTCAAAGAAGATTTCGGCCGTTTGAGGTCTTGCAATATATTCTAAAAAGAAATGATTTGCAGGAGCATCTTCCATTGAGAACTTAGTCAAGCCGTGAAGAGCACCATTAGATCCTCTATTGTCAACTGTACCGGATATATCATAACTATCACATCCAAATGCTCCAACGTGTTCATTACCCGGATATTTAAGTCCATCCTTTATTATTACACGGTTTTGGAGATGTTTAGGTGGTACCCAAGAAATTAAGAACCTACCATCTTTACTTGGATAGAATTGTACATTAGAATCTATAATACCATTGTCCCATTGGAAACTACCTCTGGTTAATATATTTGTATTTCTTAAGTCATCATTATAATCTATCTGCTCGTATATCTTAGTAAGATTAAACAAAGATTGTTTTGTCTCATCTCTAAATGCGTGTTGTTCTGTTCTTGGAAACTGACGATAGTATTCGTTTAATCCATCTGAATCGGATTTCAAGCCATCAACTTCATTTTGCCAATGCTCAATAACCCCGTATTCTATTTCGTTTTTATCTACACCTTTAATCGGTTTTTCGGGAGTATCGAAGACAGGTAAGCCATAAGTATCAATGAATCCCTCGTACGACCATTCCATAGGTATGAACAAACTATATAATCCTGAGCTAGTCTGTCCGTTGCGGTTTCTTTTCGTAACGTCTGAATCATAATAAAGTTTTTTATAGTTAGACCCACCTTTATCTAAAGCGTTTGAGGTTGAACCCATCATACACTTACCAATAATCCTACTACCTAATCTTAAACAAGTTTTAGTAACTCGCCAGTTATTTAATATGTTATCTGGTTTTAACCATTTGGCAGACTCGTCATGGGCTAATAGTTTTAATTTTTCACCATCATAACTATTGTCTCCTGTATTCTTCCAGTCAATTGTTGTATCAAGACCTGCTAATTCTTCAGGTGTTTCGCTGTTATCTAATTTTCTTCTTGTAAACTTTGAAGCAGGTACTCTATAAGCAAGTTCTGTTTTCGGTCTATCCATACCATCTTGTATGGGTTTAAAGAAGAAAGGATAATTTAATGAGATTGGAACTACCTTATCGGTAAACATTGTTTTAGCATCTGCTCCCGATTTAGATAAGATCCCAAATCTTGAATCACTTGACATTGTAGCCAAGTTAACTAATTCTGCAGATGACATAAAAGAAAATCCAGAACGTCTGTTCTTTAAATAGCACATTCCATAACTTCTAGAATCCGCTTTACAAGCTTCCCAAAATAAAAAGAATAATCTATTAGACTCTCTAAAGTCTGGTGCACCTACGTCTATCTTGCTCCATTGCAAGTACATATAGTGCGTACCTGTTATATATGTTGGTATTCCATTATTATAAAACGAGAAACCTTCGTCCCTGTACTTGAATTCGGTATCAATATAATCATACCATTTCTCTTTAAATGTGTCTGGGTATTTATTCCAGTCGAAGACATTCTTTATTTTTTCAAGTTCTTTCGGGACTTCTAACTGTTCCCAGTACTGTTCTTCTTTTTTATCTTTTCTTTTATATGAATTCTCTATTAACGGTAATGCTATTTTTAAATTCTGGATTTCATATATCTCACCAATCTTTCCAGTTTTACTAATAACAACCATATCATGGTCTTTATTATACCCATATTTCCAGTTGTTATAACGATTTGTTTTCTTTATGATATTAGGTTTGACGTGATCCGGTAATATCCTATATAATGATTGTTCGTACATTATCTAGATCTCCCTTCTGCAAACCCTTTAAAAGATTTAACTGTTGATTCTTTATCTCCTTCTTCTAACATTCTTTCTTCTTCTTCTATTCTATTAAGAATTTCAAAAGCATCAAAGATTGCTAACTTTTTTGTAGCAGCGGCTTGTTTGAGTTTTTCTGGCTCAGGATCTTGTAAACTTCCCGATAATATAGGCTCTTCACCTATTTTTATTAATTCATCAATAGCTTTTTTACCAGACTCAATTATTCTTAATTTTGTTTCTTTATTCATAAGATTAGATATAATAACGCTTCAATTTGTATATGGTTAGCCCGGTATCTATTGATGCTTGATTCAATGATGGATAACTTATGCCTCCCAATGTTACAGGTGTTTGATGAGGTCTATGAGTGCTGCTCATTATATATCTACGTTTAATAGTTTTAGACGAATAGCCTAAAGCTCTCCCCGCCGCTCTTAGTGAAGGATATTGAATACCGTCAATAAATATAGGTATTCTATTTTCTTTAGATAAGCAATTAGCTAGTCGCTGTTCAGTTGTTGGCACAGTGCCAATCCCCCCTTGGCCTCCCGATGTTATATTACACAAAAGCCCTCTTTTATAAGATTTTCTTCCGTACAGCTTTATAAATTCTTTTTCTTTAGTAGCCGCCTCCTCTTGTGATAATCCTTCAAACAAAATATCTGCATACCATTCTGTTTTTGCTGTAATTCTATGCCATTCTTTATTTCTGCTGTGAGTTGATGTATGTCTTGTTTTACATTTTCCAATACCTATATAAAACGGCATATTTTTATCTAATCTAATATGTCTATATACAATCCAATCATTTTGCCCATGCAGGCTGATACTCTTCTTCGTCTCCTTTATATCCATATTTAATAACAATATCATTAGATTTCATACAATATAATCTCTGGTTGTCTATGATGAATTCGTATTCTCCAAAAGGAGTATAGCCCACTAAGTCTCCAGGATTGATTTCAAGCGCTTTTAAAGAGTCGTTTCCGTATTTTAATATACCAATAAGTCTTTGTTCCTTATCTAGCTTTAAATAGTCTATATTCTTTAACGGCTTTACAAAACAACGATCTCCAAATGATTTCCATTCTGTATCGGTTTTGTATAAGTAAATTTGGTCAGGATCAACAAAATATAAATCTTCTTTAAAATAAGATCTACTATTCTTTTGTTTACCTTTCATGTCGTAGAAGCGTCTGAATACATTGTGATGTATTACAACCATATCACCTACTTTAATATCTGTTTTATATGCTAATGGTATTGCTACCACTTCCGCTATATTGTTAACAGACTTAAAACTTTCTATCTTAGTATTTAAAATTAATTCTTTATCATCAACTTTAATACTATTGTCATACCTAGACCCTACTGGTTTAACTATGAAGTCAAACACACTGCGCATATTAATATTCTAAGTCAAATTCTAGTGAAATTGCCATGTTAGAATTGAACTTCTTCCATGGCATTATTTCGTTTTCTTTCTTAATGTAGATATTATATGAGTTGTCTTCTTCTTCCAATAAGATATGAGAGATTTCATGTCCACCATAAACATTTTGACCAATAGAATAATGCATAGCTTCATTCTTATAATCTGCTCCAATACTTATCTTACGAATTACAGAACTCATTATGCTTCTGTAGGTGTTACAATTTCAGTATATGATCCATCTTCTAGATTAATATTGATAGCGCCATATTCTTTTTCCAATTCCATTTTAAACTCTTCAATTGATTTGTTTGTATCTGCTAATTGGTGTAAGTAACTATGCTTTTGAGTTTCTAATACTCCAATGTTTGTTAATAATCCTTGAAGATCTTTTTGTTGATTTACAACTTTTTCTAATTGTTCTTGCGTAATTTGTTTTACTACTTCCATGTTTATTTAATTTAATTGATTATTTATTTATTCTGTTATAATATTTTCTGGTATATATCCATCCGCGTTTTGAGCATACCCCGCAAATGAATGAACACAATCAATAGGGAATACTTCATTAGTTCCAAAGTCAATTACTTCAGTTGTCATTACGTCATAGAATACTCCATCAAAGTATATAGGTTCAATAATTACA